ACCTTTGCACCTACACCCAGAGCCTGGGCAACATAGTCTAGCTTGTTTGATGGGAACTGGAAGTTTGCTTTTACGACACTCATCAGGTCTAGGTCTTTAACTGGTGAAGGAGGCATTAGCCCATTCTCCAAGAACTCCCTATTGATGTGCTTGTGATCAAAGCCAGCTGAGTTCCATCCAACTAGAACATCTGCCTCTTCCATTAGCTTATGAAGGTCTTCAAGCATTGCCTTCTTGCCATCATGGTGTACTGACTTAAAGATTACCTTCTTTGTACCGTGCCATCTTGCACCGAAGCATAGCATCTCCGTAGGCTCAATAATCTGATTTATAGATACGTTCTGGTCCCAAAGGCCCCAGACATATGCTTTAATAGGTGTAGTTTCAATATCTAGATGTAATATTTTCATTATTTATTTCCTTCTATTAGTTGCTCTAGTAATTCTAGTTCAATTATTGCTAGTCTTGTTTTTCTGTTAGTTTCACCCAATACTACTACTATAGCAGGATCGTTCCCATTACGCAAGGCGTCAGTTACAGCCTTGGCCCAGTTATCTTGATTAACAGTAAAGCCTTTTGGATATTCTTTAAAGTCTACGGTAAACCCCTCCCACTTGGCATCGCCTTTGGTAATTCCTCTACCACTGTTCTTTATAGCTTTTGCACCAAGCCTTTTAATCTCTGATCTCTCGCTCATAGTCCTTCTTTGTCTTCTTATATTTGGACAAGCTAACGGTTGATAGGTGTCTATTACTACACATCCACGTAAGCTCTTTGGTTTCTGGATAGCTGCGTAAGGATGATACGTCCTCTTTGCAGGTGTGGCAAGAAAACTTACCAGTGTAAACGCTATACTTGCTCATTCAGCTTTGCCTCAAGTTCCTTGTGGAAGTCTGGATTGTCCTTAACATACTGAACAAATGCGTCCCTTCCCTGAAGCTTTTCTCCATTTTCGAGCTTGTACCATGCGCCAGTTCTCTCTACTAGCCCGTTCATCTCAGCGGTATCAACTAGGTCTGCTATAACGTCTATGCCAATAAGGTCTCCCTTAAAGTAGAAGTCGTACTCTCCAGAGTCTCCTGGTGCTGAGGTCTTAGAATTAGTCACTTCCCATCTAACCTTGCGGCCAACCTTCTGTTCAATGATCTTGTCTCCAACCTTTACCTTTGCCTTCAGTGCCTGAGAGTCGGAGGTTGAGGAGAACAGCTTGATAATTGTAGAGGACATGTACTGTGTTGTCAAGCCTCCCGTTGGCTGTTGCTGAGTATACATTGCCGTAATGTTGTTCCTTGCTTGAGAGATTGCAACAATAAGTCCTGGCTTCTCTCTGTTATTGGCATAGTTAATCATTAGCCAAGCATGCTTTAAGTCCTTAGACTCTGAACCAATCTGCTTTGTCTGATCCAGCTGCTTAAGCTCGTGTGAATCTTTTTCAAAGTATACCGCTGGCAAAAGAGAACTAATACTATCTATTACGATCAGGTCAGCCCCAGCATTCAAAAGTCCAACGGTCACGTCGGTCATGTCGTTGATGCTTCTGGCTTCTGAATAGATTAGCTGAGTGGTATCTACCCCAAGCTTCTTAGCCCAGGCTTCGTCATAGGACATCTCTGCGTCTATCCATGCACAGAGCTTTCCTTCCTTCTGAGCTTCTCCAATCATCTGTAGGCATAAGGAAGACTTAGCACTTGACTTGCTTCCCCAAAGTAATATCTGCCTCCCATACGGTAGGCCACCGCCTAAAGCCTTATTAAGGCCAGGGCTTGGTGTGGCCTGGAATTGAGTTTCGATTCCTACTCCAGTCTGCACACGCTTTCTCAACTTGGGGTCGAGTAGTGCCATTGCTTCATCAATTGTTGTCAATTACATCCTCCATGATTATTGTTCCATCTTTTGTTTTACCTAGGCTAAAGGTGTATGCCTCGCCCTCTTTTATTTTCATATAAGCTTTTGCAAATGAAGTAGGGAATACAGTTACTGGGTAAAGAGATCTAGACACGTCCGCCAATGTTAGCGTTGCCATCTTCTTTCCAGCTTTAGTAATCCTAGGATTGAATGATACAACAAATAGCTCTTCCTCTTTAAAGGGTAGCATCTTGTAGTTCAAAATCTTTATCAGAGAGTCGTCAGATTTTATAATGTTCTCTGAAGGAATAGCCTTTACGATCCTGTTATCACTTGCCAGAATCAAATAGGTTTTGCCAGACTCTATAGTAGTTTGCTCTTCATCGAAGATCCCTATGCTGCCAGTCTTATCTAGAAGCTCTACTCTTGACCAACCCTTGCCCCGCTTAATGCTCTTTACCATTCCTAGTAAAATAAACGAGCCCTTCTCCTCAAAGCTCTCTACCTGGTCCATAAATGCATAGTAGTGCTGTGGAACATCTACGTTAAACTCTGGGAGGTTTAAGTACTCGTAAAGGTTTTGCCTTACTTCTTCAGCATTCCTTGGGTTATCCTCGAATGTTGCACCGCCAATAACCCTCAATGCCTGCAAAGCCCTAGAGTTTACGCCACTACCCTTGTTAAATGTAAACTCTTCAATCTGCTTGTACGATGTGAATGGTCTTGCTGAAATAAACTTCTCAGCGATGTTGTCAGAGATATACTTAATAGCAGTTAGCCCAAACCTAATTCCCTTGCCCTCGATCTTAAAGTCTGCATCGGAGTCATTAACATGGGGCAGCTTAATAGGAATATTCATACGCTTTGCTTCAATCAGGTACTCTGTTCTTGCATCCTTGTCCGACTCATTCTTTAATATAGAGTACATAAATTCAATTGGATAGTATGTCTTTAGCCATGCCGTCCAGTACGATAGCGTAGAGTACGCCACAGCGTGAGACTTATTGAACGAATACCCTGCATGGGCCTCAAAATCATGCCATAGATCAGCAGCCACATTAGGACTGAGAAACTCTGAAGCACCAGCAATAAACCTGTCTTTAAATACATCAAACTCTTTAGCATCTTTCTTCTTTCCAATAATCTTACGAACCTTGTCGGCATCAGCCATTGACATGCCCCCTAGCTCTGTACAGGCCTGCATGACCTGCTCCTGGTACAGGATACACCCATAAGTTTCTGAAGTAAACTGCTTCATCTTCTGATGGTGATATGCAATATTCTGCTTACCATGCTTACGAAGGATGTAGTCTTTGCCAATTGTATTCATGGCACCTGGTCGTACCAGTGCGTTGGAGGCTGCTAGCTCTGAGAAGTTCTTTACACCCATCTTGACAAGCAAATTAGTGTATGGTGTAGCTTCACACTGGAACACGCCTTTAGTGTATCCAGATGATAGCATTTCATAAACCTTTGAGTCTTCCATGTTAATAGAAAGCAAGTCTATGTCTTTGTAGTGACGCTCCTTGATGATATCAAGTGTGTTTCTTAATACTGATAGTGTTTTAAGACCTAGAGCATCGATCTTGATTAGACCAATCCTCTCAGCCTCTTCCATGTCTACCCCAACAACTGGGATTCTTTCTTTAGTACCAGGAGATGTCCTAGTTTCTAGTGGGGCATACTTAAAGATTGGATACTTAGATGTTACAACTCCTGCTGCGTGGATTCCAGTACCACGAATTCTACCACGTAGCTGATCTCCATACTTCTCAATCTCTGGATACTTTTCCCTAAACCAAGCTGCTTGCTTTGAGTAGCAGTAGTCATCCCAGGTATCTATAACTTTTAGTACTTTGTTGACATCGGTTAGTGGGATGTGGAGGACACGTGCAATGTCTCGAACAACACCCTTATCTTTAAACTGTAGGAAGGTTGCGATAGACGCTACGTGCTTATACTGTCTAACTAGATAGTCTTTCACTTCCTCACGCCTTGTGTCTTGAATATCAGTATCAATATCTGGGAAGTCATTACGTTCTGGGTTAATAAACCTAAAGAATAGTAGGCCATGCTTAATAGGGTCAATGTCTGTAATCTCTAATGCATAGCATAGCAAAGACCCAGCGGCTGATCCACGTCCTGGACCTACCATGATACCCTCTTTCTTTGCCCATGCAATCATAGAGCGAACTACAAGAAAGTATGGTCCAAAGTTTTTGTTTTTAATAACCTCTAGCTCTTCGTCAAGCCTAGCGATATACTCATCATTTAGAATTCCACGCTTTTCAAGACCAGCAAGGCCTAAGTCTTTAAGCTCTTTGTCTGGCTGCTGATACTGAACTGGAAGAAGGTCTAGGTGATCCTCTATCTCATAGTCCTCTACCTTGTCTGCTACCTCTTTTGTGGCATCATACATGTCTTCACGATCGATACCCTGAGCCTTCATGGCATCGTGCATCTCTTCATCTGATAAAAGGTGGATGTCAAACTTAGCAAAAGATATCTGTCTTTCACCATATAGATAGTCAAGCCTCTCCATTAAGTTTTCATACTTGGACGACTTGTCGTAAGTAGAGTCTTTCTGAACCTTGTTAGAATAACTATTCAGGATTAGCTTAAGCTCTTGGATTTCTTTTTGCCCAGTATGTGCGTGGTGGCAGTCTGGAGTAACAATAGGCTTCACGCCATACTTGTCAGCCAGTTCTAGAAGCTTGTGGTTTACATCTGGTGGGTTGTGAGGCATGACTTCAATGTAATAGTCATCTCCAAAGACACGCTTGTGCCATTCAATAATTCTCTTGGCTTCTGCTAGCTCGTCGGCTTCTATGGCTTTCGCTAGAGCGCCAGAGAGGCACCCAGAAAGGACAATTAGGCCCTCTGAGTACTTCTCTAGCACCTCATAGTCAAAGCGTGGTTTCTTGAAGAATCCTTCAGTCCACGCAATTTCGTTGAGCTTATTTAGGTTTTCTAGTCCAACACGGTTCTTTGCAAGAACAATAACATGGTTGTATACTAAGTCAAGTAGTCCGTCTCTAACGTCATTTGCCCGCTTGTCGAATCTATCATTAGTTATATAACCTTCTACGCCAAGTACTGGCTTGATACCAAGGCTTTTTGCAATTCGGTAGAACTCTCTGTGGCCAGAGAGTGAACCGTGATCTGTAATTGCCAAAGATTTCATGCCGAGCTCTTCTGCTCGAACCAAGTACTCTTCTGGTGTGGCTATCCCATCGAAAAGGGAATAGTGTGTGTGAACGTGAAGACCATTGTAGCTCAACCTATCGCCTACCAGTCAATATTTGATGAAGTGACTGATGGGTTGTCAAAGCCAAGATAGAATGCTTCTTGCTCTGCATATGGAATCTTGCTAAGTGCAGACTCCAGTGGAAATGGCTCTGTGCCATCCCATGAAAACGGTTCCTTGTCTGGTACCGATGGAATTAGTGTGTAGTTTGTTTCAGTTCCCTGACCATTCCTCTTCAGCTTCCACTGTAGGTTGGAAATGCTGCCAGTGTCAAGAGCATACTCTCGTATGGTATTAAAGACAGACTGCTTGCTTACACCCATTGACCAGATCGCCACGTAAGGATCTTCAAGTCCATCGTCTACAAGGACATTGCAGTAAAAGCGAAGCTTGGCCTTCCAGCCAGAATTAGCCTTTGAGTCCTTACGATACATCTCTTCTGCAAAGTCTCTGCCGTCTGTCTCCATTGTGTCTACAGCCTTGCGCCTGTAGTCCTTTGGATTTGAGTGCTCCTTTACTACCAGAGCTAGCCCACGACCTTCGTCATAGTTAGCACTTTCATCATCAAGCTCTTCGATAAATCGAATCTTTACAGCCTGACCATCTGCAAGCTTTAGCCACCTTACTCGTGGCCTGTTCTCGTCATACTTTGGCTTATCAAGTAGTGCATTGATGTTTTTTAGCCCTTTGATTACGCTCATTTTTTTCTCCTTGTTTTCTTGTCTTTTAGTTTAGCATGGCTTGTATTGATTTGTCAAACGATACTTCAAGCTTTTTTATTTCATCGTCTGGCATATCGCCTATATCTTTATACTGTTTATCTAGATGAAGTAGAGACACACGAGATCCAAGTCTTTCTTGAATCCTTGAGCTCATGTTTCCTCCAGCTTCATCATTATCTGCAACAACTATAATGTTGTTGAAGTATTTTTTCAGCAGCTCTACCTGAATGTTAGACACATTAGCGCCTAAGGTTGCAACCGCTGGAAGTCCGCATTGATCAAGTCGCACAACGTCAAAAGATGACTCTACGACGTATACTCTGTCTGCTGCCTTTATCCTGTGCAGGTTAAACAGGATCTTGCTTTTTGGCAATCCAGGAGTATTCTTAAAGTCTTTTCCATCGACAGACCTACCGACAAATCCAACTGACATACCGTCTGGGGAGTGAACTGGTACAGTGACCATGTCTTGCTTTTCAGAATAGCCAAGGCCAAACTTAAGCATAGATTCTTTTGTAATCTTCCTGCCAGAAAAGTATGATGTGGCTCTCTCAGAGTCAACGCCTTGGGCATTAAGTCTTTTAATTAATATTTCATCAAATGGTACGTAGTCTGGCTTGGTGTGTAGTTGCTTTGCAATGATGTCCTGAATGCTTGTCTCGGCTTCTTTGCTTTTTATAAACCTGGCTGATTCAAAATATGATCGGCCAGTGGTATGCATGATAAGCTCATTAAGGTCGCAGACATGATGGCAAGAAAAGCAAAAGAAGATTCCTCTTTGCTTGTCTACTTCTCCAGCTGGTGTACGATGATTTGGGTGAAAAGGGCAGAATAAAATATAGTCGGTATCTACCTCTGACTCTATTGTGAGGCCTGCTCCTGTGAGTACTCGCTTGATTTGCTCTTCGCTATATATACTGGTGTTGCTCCGTCTACCCCTGTGATCCATTCGCCCTGTCTTTTCCCTACGTATATTCCATGTATTGATAATTTAAATTCAAAATAATTATTATTGGAGTTATATTCTATCGTAAAATCTTCTTTTATGTCAAGCCTTGGAACATATCCAGACATCTTCATTTCTAGAAGTAGCAGCTTCCTATACTCGTCACGGAGCCTTGCGACAGCCGAGTCGTCATAGATAGTGCCCTGAATACCAAACCTTTTTATAGGCTTGTGATGGAACTTTGACATACTCCATTATAACCCTAATTATCCTCAAAGTCCTTGTACCTATAGTATCCCTTATCGAAGTCCGCTTGTACCATAAACTCTCCCATAAATCCATTTCTGTTTTTACGGAACACGCATTCAATTACGTCTGAGTTTGCTGCTCTACCCAGAGCCATCACCCAGTCGGCGTCATAGGCGATCTGACGGCTCCAGGCAGTCTGACCTAGGGTTGGTACCGTATCTAGCTTTGTGACGTCATCTGGGGTCGCTGAGGATATAGCCATGATTGGTACCTCCTCAGAGATAGCCATTAGCTTTAGCTCACGAGAAAGGTTCTTCATTCTAACAGTCTCATTATCCGATTTTTGATTTGGAGACATTAGCTGTAGATAATCTACAATAATAAAGTCTGGCTTATACTGGTCAATCTTTCCACGAATAACTGATGGGGTAACTTCTCCACCAGAATCATTAGAAATAATATGGAACTCTGGACGTCCCACCAAGTTCTTTGCATGCCACTTCTTTAAGTCTTCTACCTCAACTTCTCCAGAGCTTAGCTTTCTGTGGGACCAAAGACCTTCGCCCATAATTGTGAATACACGATTACGGACCTCTGTCTCGCTCATCTCAAGGCTAATCACTAGTGGCGTCTTTCCTTGCTTCCATGCTTGAACAGCAAAGTAAAGCGATAGCCAAGACTTTCCAATACCAGGGTATGCCAGGAACACCCCTAGCTGTCCTGGCATAATACCTGATGGAAGGTAGTTGTCAAATCCTGGAAGACCTGTTTTGATTCCTAATGCGCCAAGCTCTTGCTGCTTCTTTAGATTTTCGTAATAAGCTACAGCACTCTCTAGGTCAGTCGCATCGATGTCTTTGATTCTAGAGGTGTTCTTCTTTAGCTCAGATGTCTGAGAGATTAGTTTCTCTAAAGCACTTGGAGCTGTACCGCTTTGTATATCGGCTGCAGCTGATCTAATGATCTCCTTAAGGCTATCATTAAGGTACTCTGCCTGCAACTCTTCAAGGTGATGCTTTGTTGCCCCTATGCCATCAACTGGTGAGAAGTCCCTGAACTTTTCTACAACTAAAGATGTGGGTGGGGTTGACCCATTCTGCTCAAAATAGGATCTTACGAAGTCCCAAACGTCATTATGGGTTCTCAAAAGGTTGTCAATGTTTGCCTGGAGTAGGACATGCATTTGCTTGTCGCTCAGGACTGCTGATATTAGTTTAGATTCTGTATTATTCATTTAGCCATTTCTTTGCTAATGCCCTGCGCTCTTCTCGATCCCTAAGGTCTTGAGCGTAGGTCTCTCTTTTTTGGATTATGTCATGAGCATAGTTGGCAAAATATTTCCAACTAGGGGATTGTGATACTTGCATATAGTGTTCTAGCAAGTCATAGCAATACGGTAGCCCATAGGACTCTATTAGGGCATCTGCTGCCCATTGCTCTACGTTTAAGTTAAGCAATGGCTTTACCTTCAACCTTTGAGTATAAAGTTTACTATACCTAGAAAGCAAAGCCATTCGGTCTTTGCGCTCCACCATTACTCAGGAACTTCTTCTTTTGCCTCATTAATTTTAGCAATTAGCTTATTCTCAACAAAGGCATAAACCCTGTCGAAAGCTTCATTGACTGTCTCGGCATCTCGCCTAGAGTCTTCTACACCAAGATCAATTCTTAGTGATTGGAAGTTGCCAAGATTTAGTGTATAACCTAGCGAAACTGTTACTTTTGTCTGCTCGTTCTCCATACCCACTGTCTCTCTTATTTATATTGATTCAGACCAAACTGGAATGAATCTACCGTCTTCTGTTCTTGTATAAGTCAGTATACCATCCCCCATCCTCCGTGTCAACTCTTGAATGGAAGGAGTTATATCATTTGTAATAAGCTTGTCCTTGCGAGGTCTGCCCATGTGATAGGAAGCTAGTATATCACGAATTGACCTTACTTGGGACTCGGAGTAATAGCTTCGTACCTGCCACCCCCTAGCACCACCCTCTTGGCTGCCAGTAGGCTCTGGGATGACTCCCCGCTTCATCAAGCTTGGCATATATTTCTTGTGACGATTTACTAAGTCAGCCGCTTCTCCAACAGTGTAAGCTCTTTCTCTATTTTTTTTAAAGTCTGACACTAGGCAGCTTTCAATTCTATTCTTAATTATATTATATACAGACATGATGCCGTTGGACCTGTTTAAATGATGGACCCTGACAAGATCTCCGTTTAAGAACCAGACCTTTTTGTTTCCAGGAATTACTGAAGCGCTGTTGTATTCCTCACGGCTTCTATACCCGTTTCGATCTGCCATCTGATTACCTAGTTAGGTACTCCGACAATCAAAATATTTACGGCTACAGAAACGTCTCCGCTTGTGTTAAACTTTACGATGCCCTCTATCCTAGAGGTTGTCACGGTTTTTAGGATTACGATGACATCCTTTCCAGCCTGAGTGTTACCAACATTTAAAGGTGTGGCAGTAACGACTGGGGCGTACTTGAAGTCTGTTGGAAAGTCATAAGAGAATGTCTTCTCGTTGCCAGCGTTTACGGTGCTGTTATTGGTAACTTCTACATAGCCACCGATTATCCTGGCGTCTGATGCCTTTAGACTTTGCTTTCCAGCTGAAGGTGTGTCAATCGTCACATACTTGTATGTCGAGGGAGACACCTGTGTAGATAAGTCATTTATTGCAGCAGCGAGCTGATAGATGTAGGTCAGATCTAGTGGCTGACCTCGTTCTGGTAGTGGAATTTTTGCCATAGTCTACCTATTATACCACTTCTGGGCCTATTGTGTAAACTTTTAAGAAGTCTGAAGTCCTAGCTATAGGCCTGCCCTTTAAGAATATCTCTGCTGTAAGTTGGTTTGGCCTTTTTTCTTCATCAACTCCGTCAATGAAATATGTGGCTGGAATAACAAAGGTTGCGGGGTTACCCTCTATCCTGCCAGAGTATATCCACTCCCCTCCGTCCCCCCTGTCCCATCTTAGCCAAATATCATATTCAAGAGCATGTCCAATAAAGTTATTGTTAATAAATATCTTTACTGGATCCCAAACCAAACCGGCGTGATTCGCAGCTGAAGCAATGGAAGTTTGTCCAGGTTCAAATGTGTATTCTGGCTGAAGCAAAAATATCTGAGACCAATGCGATGTCCTGTTCCTATCTTCTGATATAACACGAGATCTCACAAAGTAGCCTTCTGCAGGGACACTGATTTCTGGTAGACTTGCAAGCGGTATTGTGGCCTTCTTTAGGTTCGCATCTGCCACTACTGAATTCCAATCGCAAATCTAAACTCTATAAAGTTTGTACTGTTAGCTACCTTTACGATAGTTGCTGCATCTGTATTTCTTATTACGGTGTACCCAGTTAGACCATATAGAGGGTTCTGTGAGGTAACGTTTTCTACTCTAAGAGCATCCAGAGCAATGTAGTAATCCTCAGATGGGTCACCTAAATCATCTAGAATTGAGGCATAGACCTTTGCAATAGAAACCTCTCCCCAGGAGAACCCAGAACTCTTAGCCAACTCCTGTAGCTGCTTTGTAATTACAAAATATCTGTTGTTCGAAAAATCATAAATTGGATCGCCAACTGTGTTAGTAATGTCTACCTCAAATCTAGCGAACTCTCCTACACCAAATTGATCAGCGGAGGCGAACTCTACAAGTACAAGAACTCTCGATGGATCTACTACTGGAGCATTACCATTTTTATTTACAACAGAAAAGGCTAGCTTCATCTCATCTGTAGGAGAGTTCCTATTTAAATCTAGGCTAATTCCATTAAGGTGTATGTGATTTCCAGAATCAACTATTAGGTTGCCGTTTACATCAGAAGATATGGCTGACTCATCGCCTCTAATCATTACCATGTTGTTTAGGAATCTGCATCTTTCATATCTTTCAACTCTACCCTGCTCAGTAAAAATCTTGTTGTCTGCGTTTGTTTGAAACACAGTAGGAGCTACACCAATTACATTATCTTCTGCTGGATCGTCTAGTGGCTCGTATATTGTGGGAATCTCCTCAGCATTAACCTGATTATGATACTCCCAGTTTTCTCCTTCTACAAAAGAGTATATAGTCCTGCTATCTGAGTTTGCTGCAGATGGATTAGAGCCTGCGGAAAATACTCCTATTTCAGATATTTCGTAACGTTCTTCTGTCGGCATCTCAGCTGTAAATACAATCTTATCCAGTCCGTCTTCATTTACGTAACCCCTAGATACAATCGGAATCCTAAACATCTCAAAGTCTAGAGACTTTTTGCTTGAGTAGTCGCCCAGCAATCCGTTTGATTCTAGGGGCCTTGCTCCACAGCCTATTGCTATATAAGAGGCGTAGCCTGGGGCCTGACCAATTAGATATTTAGCAAGAATGTTTTTGCCAGTGTTAGTTATCACGAAACTCCTTCTATATATATTGTATCATCTAACGTATTGATAGAACTGGCAACTTGAATTTCAATCTGATAGTCTGGCCTTAAGTTGATTGCCTCTACAACTATGTCTCCCGTAGTTTGATCTATGTATACGTAGTTTCCGTTTGGTCCAGAGCCAACAGATGGAACGTGGTCAGCATACTTAATTGGGAATCCATTAAATATTGAATCTGATGTATCTTGAAGTGCTAGTATGTTCTGTGGATTGTATCTTAAGAAAACTTGAGCTAAATTTTTAATAGGACTATAGATCACGTCTTGTCCATTTACGAGGTCAGTCCTAGCAATATTAATTATTTCTTGACCGCCTATATTCTCAAAAACTAAATCAGTCATTACCTCGATTGGCACTAGGTCTGGATCAAAGATTATGATGTCTGGATCGGCTATCCTTATTCCATTATTGCTAGTTGAAGCAACTGATTCTGGGGAATTTGGTGTTGCGCTAACCACTATGCCACCTCGCTTAGGTATAGATTCATTTCTGGTCCATTCGCATCTCTGCTATATTCAATATTATAAACTACAAATCTTTTTTTAGAGTCTGCTACTTGATCAAATCCGTCATCGAAATAGTCTATGGATAGGATGTCTCCAAGCTGAATCATTGGGTTTGCAAACATTTTTATTCCTATAGACTTTCTTGGTTTAAGGACTTTAGATATCATCCATCCCATTAGTGACCTAGCGTCATCTTCTGACTGAATGTATGCTGCATTTAGAGAAAACTCTTTTATTCCGTTAGTTATTCTGCTAAGCTTGATATCCTTGAACTCTTCTTTTACAATTAGCGGAGACTGTATTAAAGCATCTCCATTAAACTGAGGGTTGGAAAAGTCTCCAACTCTAGCGTAGTAGTCGTCAACGGTAAGCTCATTCTGTGATTGCTGAGTAAAAGTTACCCCCTGTATGCGTAGATAATTTCCTGTTGTCTCATCTAAGCTAAGGGCTGTATCTGTGGCATTAAATATTAAGAACTCGGCTCCGTATGCCCCAGCCTGGAAGCCAGATACGGTGTACCCCTTTATCCTATTAAATGTTGGAGATAGCTGAGCGTATAGAGCAGGGTAGGCCTTGTCATATCTAACATTAAAGTATGCCGCTTCTCGCATAATAGTTCCAAACTCATCAAAATAAAGGCTGTACTTCGGGGGCTCTGCTGAACTAATTCCACTCATGTAGCTAGCCTGTACGACACCGCTCATTGCGTATCGCCTGAATGAATCAGCAACGTCAAGCTCAGAGTCCTTGAAAACTTCAGAAATTGGGGTGTCTAGTGCAAAGCTGGTGTTTTGACTATAGTTGTTTGTGATTGCATAAATGTTTTCAAACATGCCCCTAGATGCGCCTCTTACAAAAATACCCATGTTGTTATAAATCGGCAGTGGACTTGTGTCGTCAACAGTTGCGACTATCTTGTTATTGATATAAAGAAAGAACCTTCTGGATGAGCCGATATCTTGATACTCTACTGCAAGGTCATATACTGTAGGATTCTCTTCTGCAGACATTCTATATTGCCCAGTAAATTTGCCGTCGTCAACAATGATGTTTGCAAGCCCACTATAAAGTTTTACTGGAACAGCTTTTGACTGTCCGTCAGACATTATCTTATAAAAGATAACGTTTGCGATTCCCTCTAGATTATCATAGGCAGAAAGATTACTTGCTGAAAGTGCTGCGATCTCAAAGTAATATCCGACATTTGTTTCTGGGTTCACCATTACAGCTAGTCCTCCAGAAGCCCCTCCGATATTTATACTTTGGCTAGGATCATTTGTTTCAGCAGTGTAGTATGTTGTGCTACCAATTCCTGTTTGACCTCTTACTTCGCTATTTTCTATCCTTCCAATAAGTCTCATTCTTGTTCCGAAGTGCTTGTACTTATTGTCTAGCTCTTTATTTACATAAGAGATAAAGCTTATTGGAGATTCTGTAGTAGAGAATGACGGGCCATTCATTACTAATGCTGATGACTGGATTGTTCCTGTCTGAGTAGACTTAAGGCTGCCGATCTCTGCTTCGTTGGTAAAGCTATTGCTTAGGAAATTTTTAATAATTCCATTTCTGGTTGTCTTGGTAGCTAGGCTATTTGATACACCAGCTGCATTAAGGCCTAGAGAGCTAATCTCTGGGATGTCTTTGCCGAATAAGAATTGAGACTCCATAGTGCATCCTCTAACGTTCTTATTGTCTGACCAATAAGAGTCTACCCCAGCATAATGCTTTACGATGCTTGTCCCAAATTGTCCACGTCCATGCTTTGCTACTGGTCCATTAGCAAGCCTGGTAGTTCCTTCAACTGTCTCAAAGTTTGGTTCGGAATAAATTCTAACAAGGCCTGTCGGATAAATCTTTCCATTAAATGATAGCTTTGAAAAATATCTTTGATACTCTTGATTGCTAGTAATCCAGACATTGTTATCATTTTGCTGATCATTGCCATTGGCTGAAGCTACAGATGGTATATTAAATTGAACTGCGTCATATCGAATTACTTCGCCGTTTGCATAGAAGTATCCATTGTATCTTGTTATCCAGTAGATACCCTCACCTAGGTCCATGTTATTGTTGACTACCTGGTTATTCTGAACTGAAGGCAATTGATCAGACAGGTCTGAGTTTAGTGGAATTGCCCCTAGCACATAAGCAGACTGATCCTGAACTTCCTGGTTTATGGACTTTATTATTTGTGTTGGAGCTACTTCCCAAAGAAGAGCAGGCTTGTATGTCCAGGTTCTATGCCTATCGATCAAGCTGGCCTGCCTTATGCTTCCCACGCTTCTTTGAATATATCTACTAGTATAATTAATGCTACCGCTATTATATACGTCACTATCCTGAGAAGTTATCTCTATAATATTTGCCAAGACTGGATTTGTTGTTTCATTTTCTATGACGCCACTATCCACAAAGTCTGTAGCACCATAGAGTGTCATATCAGTTCCTCTATCGGACTCAGACGGCATGATGTAGTTCTTGCTCATCATTACAAAGTTGTTGAACTCGTCAAAGAACATGGCAGTCTGAGTTGATATTGCTAAGTCATTTAGAACCTGTGCAATGCTTGTATCTGGTGGCACAAAGAAGTAGGGAATAATCTCCTCGTCTTCTCCTGGCACTCTCTTAAATGAATAATTTGAGAAACCGATTGAGTCTAGCAGAGTTGATATGGCATAGGATAAAGAAGCGTTTTGAATTAGTACTTGGGGGGCAGTAATAGATTCAAAGTAAAAGTATAGGTCCCTTAGTGGTATCGAAACTTGTCTAGTCTGAGCATCGGCTTCCCCAAATGTTTCTGCGTACATTGTCTTTATTGGTACATAGTAATCATAGCCATTGACATTAGAAATAATTTCATAGAACTTTACCTGCAAATTTTTATCGGTAAAGTCTTTAATTATACTGTTTGGGTTGTTTGTGTTAAAGCTCTGATCGTAATCAAATAGCGAAAGTGACCCCGTTGACACAAGCAACTGTCCTACTGGCATTCCACTCAAGCCTAGGTCAGATGCTACCTTCGTTAGAGAAAAATCTAGCGTTTTGTCTGCAATGTCTGCTGTTAATCGTGGAGACATTTCTATTAAATCAAGTGTGGCGTCTTGCTTATTCATTGTCTGAACTACTAGCCGCAGGCCACGAATGTTGTCAAACTCTCTAAACTTTATTGAACTGTTACTTGTATCAGTAAAGGATCTTGGTTCTACCATTTCTGTAACAAAGCTAGTCTCTGGGGATATGTCTTGCTCTCCTAGGTACCATCCATAATCTGGCACAAACTGCTTGTAGACTCCACCTATCCAAATATGGTATGTCCCCCTGTCCAGATCATTCTGTCTTACAAGATATGAATATCCATTTAACGACTCTTCTGGTAACAAGTCTGAACTAGAGAACTCTTCTGCAAATATTATCACACCCCTATATTCTTCTGGGATGATCAAGCCGTAGTGTAGCTCTAGGTATCCATCTGGTCCAATAACGGAATCTCCATTTATCCTAGTAGATGCCTCGTTAAATGATATTGCATCCACCCAGTTGTCTTCTTGTAGAGTTTGTATCTTCCAGTTTAGCGGAGTTGTTTTGTTTTCATCTCCATGAAGTGGGTCAGCTATTGTTCCAGATGCCGTTACGAATGGGCCGAGGTCTGTTGTCCCTACGTGCGTTTGCATTTTTACGACAACTCTGTTTGCTGCAAAAGATTTAGAATATATAACATAAGGAGAAGCGTCATCGATGTAGTATTGAGTACCTTGTACCTGAGTGGCAATACCTCTCTCGATCCCATCTTCAGTGCGGTATGAAGACCAATACTTAAATTGATCATCCTTGTGTGCCATATAGTATCTTGGCCTAGTAGCCATATCAATATTCGTGTGGTGAGAATACCCTCCAGAAAAATATCTTAACTTATTAATTCCTGAACGAGGCCTAAATCTTTGAAAGCAATCTTCCAAAGAATACAACATTCTTTCTTTTTCTTTCTTAGATACAAATGTTATTGGTGTCTGGCCATCGTTCTCAAGGCCGCCGTCAATTAAAATATCTGCATTTGTAGCGTTAGTGTAAAAGTTACCAGAGTCGTTTATGTCAAACGTGTTTGGCATTGTGGAGTATTGAGAGCCAGCGGGATCTAGTGGACGATACCTGTAGTTTCCAATCTGCTCAATGTTTTCAGCTATATTGAGATTCCACTCCGCAATGACTGCGGAGTTAAGCCTAACAGTAGGAGAGGTTGAGAGGTGATCTTGCAATTCTTGATTTTGAAACATTATACCTCTTCTAGAGTCACAGAAATATTCCAAAAGTCATAGTTGTTAGCGCCACGTTTTTGAACGCTATAATTAAAGTCAGCTATGTACATCTGCATTATTTGACTGTACCTTCCCAGCTTTGCAAAATCTTCAGCATCTTTTCCAAAATTGCTATACTTATCGTAAGATAGAAAAACCCAAAAAGGGCCCTTATGCTTTTCATACCAGTCTAAAATTTCTACACCGCCTGCTCCACCGTCAGATGTATACTCTTGATTAGCGATGTTCTTATATAAAGACTCTCCAGTGGTGGGGTCAAACTCGGGATCTGTAAAATAAGATCTTGATGGTAGCAAATCCCAGCTTGTTGATACTGTCATTTTATCTGCAATATGGTAGGATCGCATCCTACCATTTATCATTCTTTCCCTACGCTCTATTCTTGTTGGAGAAAAGTCTATGGCTGACCTGTTGTCGTCAGACAAAATAATAAATTGATCTACTAGAGATGCGTCTGAGTCCTGTGGCGAAACAGACCCAATTTCGTATCCCTGTGGAACGTAAAGCCCACCTTCAAGCGTTCCTGGGTTGTCCGACCAGAGCATTGCCTGGGGACGGGCATATCTTTTTCTGCCTTGCATATAATTTGCTGTAGCCACTAGAACCTATTACCTCTAACCTTTTGTGAGTCAATGCTCCTTATTTGAGTTATTACTGATTTAGCAATCTCGTTTGGGTTTGCATCGGACTTAACGTTTACGTTTACACTATAATTATACACTGACTCGCCAGAGTATGTGCCATTATTTATAGATTTAAGACCATCTACCCCAAAATTATTTACAGAGTGACGCTTTACGACAAACTCTCCAGGCGTTAGCATTGCTGGAACAGTATCGGTTCCCATAGACTTAAACATTCCACCAGTTGCATATCCCTTTACTTTTCCACCCATAGCATATCCAGAGACCATCCCGCCCATGCCATATCCTGGAACCATTCCTCCTCTGGCAAACCTTAGACCAGATGTTTGCATCAAGTTAATGTTTTCTTTTGTAAGAGCAGCCTTTTGAGAAGCGCTTGTAGCATTGGCGAATGCCTCTCTATTAGCAAGAACCTTGGACTGAACTTGCTCAGCAAAATCTAGCGTACTGGATGCTTTTATTGTTATGTTTCCAACTGTTAGTCCACCATCTCTAACGGCAGCGATAGCAGCTGCCTTTGCCGTATCACGATCTATAACAGCTGCTCTGGTGTTTCCAGCTGCCTGAGCTTCTTTAGCAACGGTATACGATGAGTTGACTCTTGGCTTGATTTGCTCAGGCTCTTCATCTAGGCCTAGAGGTGCGATTGCCTCTGAGCCCGCAGACTTTCCTTCATAGGCAGCTATTAGTCCTGGAACAGCATCGAGAGCTGCCTGAATGGCACTTAAGAAGTCGTCTGAGCTTATCTTTGCAAGGTCTACCTGATTCTTGATTCCCTCCCATGCTGCGCGAGTCCTTTCGAGAACTTCTAACTCTTCAATTCTTTTTTGTTTTGCTAGCTCGGCTAGGTCGAGTGCCCTTTGAGCTATCTCTAGCTTAGTCTCTTCGATTTCAAAGACTTCTTGTTGAAGTGTTTTTATCTGCTCTTCTATTTGTATCCTAGTTAAAGATACTCCATTTACGCTAGTCTTAAGAGCAGCTAGTTCTTTTTCTTTATTAAGCTCTAGAAGGTCTTTTTCTTTTTTCGCTCGCTCCTTAGCTTCGTCAGCTCGGGCTTGTTGTGCCAAGGAAGCTGCTGCAGAAATGTCTCCCTTACTTAGAGCATCGGCTATACCTATCTGAGACTTTTGCTGCCTAGCTATACTCTCGTTTATTTCTTCAATACGATCTAGGGCTTCCGCTCTTTTTTCATATTTTTTGTTTATATCGTCTTCTTGTATTTCTAGCCTTGTGAGTCCTGCCTCATAGTCATCCAAGTTATAATTAATTGTGGCAATGTCTGCCTTGGCTTTGCTAATAACCTCAAATACTTCTTTATTATCTATATCAAACTTTAGCTGAATCTTTTGCTCTTGAACAGTAAAAGATTCCATGGCATTTGAGAACCCTTTGTCAAATACCCCTTGCAAGAAATCTACACTAGATGTTATCTGAGATAGTCTAGTCTTAAATGCGTCAGCCCCCGCCTGACCAAGCTTTACCATACCACTTAGGGTTGCATCATTAAGAATAGCTTCTTGCTGTAGTTTGCTATAGTTTAACTTAACCTGACGCTTTGTAGCCATGTCAGAAACAAAGTCATTGATGTCTTGATTTATTTGATCTAGAGTTTTTGATACTTCATCCTTAACTCTTAAGTCAGCTATTATGTTCTTTAGTTTTTGTAGTTCGCTTGCATCTATTGCTCCAGTAGCGATGCCGAGAGCCAAGGTTTCATTTGTAGCAATTGATAGTGCGTCAGCGTATTCTAAGCCTAGCTCAGCAAGAATCTCGAGGGTCTTTGCCTTATTCGCTAGGGCATCTAGAGTAGATACAATGTTTAATTGGAATTCTCCAATCTCAACATCCATAAATGCTTTTTGCATAGCCCTGCCAGTCTCTGTAAGTACTGGTCCTGCTTTTTTAAACTCTACGAAAAGACTTCTAGCATCTTCATCTAATCCCGAAAGATAACCCGCAAACTCTTTTCCAAACTTTGCACCTAAGCTAAGCTGTTCCATTCCTCTAAATACTGTTATCTTCTTGCCGTCACCAAGCACTCTCAGAAGCTCCTCGACACTACCAGTAGCGTCTACGGTATAGTTTCTAAGCTCTTTTAGCTGACTAAGGATGTCTTTAAATGGGTCGGTGACAGCCCCAGAAGTGCTTTCTGGAATTATAGGATCGTCTTCCTCTGTAACTATGGGTACGCTTCCTAGCATTCCAGTAAACCAAGCTACTGCCTGGTCCAGAAGCGACGACCTTTGTTTTCTTGCTGCGGTGTCAGCGCTTCCTATTGGACCAGTGAATTGCTGAGATTGTTGTGCCAGCTGGCCCTCAGCTGTAGAGAGGTAGAAACCTAGGATTGCTGCTGGGTCAGCTTTACCAATTGCAAAGTCAACAAGAACTTCATAATTCACAGTATTTTTTCCGCCAGAGAGGATGTCCCAGTTATCCAGAATCCCCTGCAAAGTTGTCTTAGTTTCTGGATCCATTCCTGGATAATCTGCCATATACTTCGTTATAACATCAAAGCTGACAGTATCTGGCATCTTGTCTGTTTCTTCTATAAACTTGCTAACTTCTCCGATTATTGTTTCAGAACCAGCAGAATTGATGTCTATAGTAATTCCATACTCAGTTGCCATACTAGCAATTTGAGAAAGAGCCTCTACATCATCTTCAAACTCACCACCGTCAGTTCTAATGTAATCTAGAATAACTGAATATCTGGCTGCACCTACTCCAGCCTTGGATAGAAGTTGCATCACCTGGTTAGTCTCTGCAGTACCCTCGGCATCAATCATTAGCTTTATGCTAGTCTCAATCTCTCCGCCAGATTCTTCATTTGCATTTATTAAGTTTGTAACAGTTACTGGATCAAATTCTCCAGATGCAAGTCCAATTTGTAATGCAATCTTGAAGTCGCCGTCATCCATGGAGCCAAGGCTTTCTTTGACAAGGTTGGCAGCTGCCTTGAGTGCTCCAGAGGCATCCTTAAATTGCTCATCGATACTTGCCTCAATAGAAGCATTAAAGTTTGGTCCTAAAGCTTTTGCTTGAGCTACAAGCGTTGCATATATTTCTGAATTACTGGCCTTTATTTTGTCTAAAGATGTTTCTTTTTCTAGCTGCTTGGCTGCGATTTGATTTTCAAGATCAAGTATTTCTTCATCAGTTTTAGCAGCATCTTTCTTTGCCTCTAGCTCACTAATCTGTAGGTTATATCTTTGACTAACAGAATCTAGCAGTCCCTGATTTTGCGCTATTTGTTCTGCCCCTAGCTGTACAGCAATACCTGCTGCAGCTATATTTTCTACGCTATCTGCAACACCC